ATTCATGTCCGGTGAAAAAGCCTCAGCAATTGCCAAAGATTATGGGGTTACACGTCAGGCAATCTGGAAGAACGTTACCAATAGACTTAAAATGTACAACTACGCCTAAACGGAAAGCTATGAGCGACAATACATTTAAGCAAAACACCTTCGTTCTCAAGGAGGACGGAATTTACACGGACGATGGAATACAAGTAAGTAACGAAGATGAAGTTTCGCAGGCTCTCATTGATGCTTATGATCTTCCTTATAAGAGCGGTCCTTACACCCTGAATTGTAGGGTGGATATTGCGACAGAGTTATTTTATACATTCAGGGATCAAGAGCAAAAATGGGTACAAGAGAATGAATGGAATAAGGATGTTGATTTACCACGTAGGCAAGTCGCCCACGTCACCTTCCCCAAAGATAAGCCGGAACAGAAGCGCGTCACCTTCGATGAACAACCAGAGAAGAAAGTGTATGCTTCCGATGCTGGAAAGCCTTGTGAGTGCGGTAGTTATATCTACTCGGACTTGAACGCTGCCCATTTTGTGAACTGCGAATGCGGAAACCCGCGTCCAGAGGAAAATGATTATTACAACAGGAAATGCAAGGAAACAGAAGCAGCAGGACAAGAACAGGAGACAGCAGAAGCCTTTCTGAAAGCCATGAAGCCGCAGGTGGCGGATTTCGACAAGCATGATAAGGTTGCAAAGGTATTTGACTATTACGATATGACCGGGTTTGCGGCACAATACGCCTCACAACAAACCGCCTCCATTCAAAAGCAGGTGGAAGAATGTGCTATACAAATAGATCACTACTCTAACGATCTTAAAATTAAAGTAGAACGCATTGCCCAACTGGAAGAAGCGCTGAAAGAAATGATGGATCAACACCAGATAAGAACCAATCTTGAGGACGATTGCGAATTACCAGGATGGGCCGTGAGAAGGATAAACAAAGCCCTCAATCCACAAGATAACCAGGAAAAGAAATGATTGATACAATGCAAACGGCTGAATTAGCAGCCATGGCTGCTAAAATGAACGCGGAAATAGCCCGACTTCAAACCGAGAACGCCGCCGCGAACAAGCGCATAGAGGAACTAACGGCTAAGAACCTGAAACTGTTAAATGAAAACAACGACCTGTGGGATAAGGTCAACAACCCTAAAATGAAGGTATGACAGAATTTAAACGCGAGTTTTTCAAAACAGATCCTGTGATGAAAAAGCTATGGCAGCTTATCATGCAGAATCACAAGGTAGCAAAGCATACTGAAAAGGTACTATTCAAAAACCGGCATGTCAAAGACTTCTGTGAAGAGGCGCGACACTTTGTAGAACTGCCCGGCGAAAATCCTTTATACATTCATTACGATGTTGCTACGTGGTGGAAAGACCCGGCAGGCGTTAAACTTCGAATAGAAAGCATTGGCGTATATGACGATTTCCTTGAATACCAGAAAGAACGCGCCCGAATAACCGAAGGATCAACCCTAAACTAAACCACTATGACACCTATAAAATTTGAAGGACAAAACATTGTCTTTGCTGAAGACCAACCGGAATATCAACCCCTACCCGCGCTACGCTATCCACAAGACCCATGCGGCACGGTCATTACTTGTTGGAAATTAGACCCTGACGAACTGCACGAAGTGATGAGAACGGGGAAGATTTACCTTTCACAGATGACATTTAACGGGCCATTGCAGCCGGTGTTAATGTCTCCTGATTTAAGCATTTTAGTCGAGGCACGTGAAAACTTCGGAAAATGACCGACCTTGAAAAACGCCGCTCCGATGTAGCTTTCTGGCAAAGAAAGTACGAAAGGGACCGTTCAAAGTACGCGAGGGGAATGCTTAAAAACGCTAGTGATAGGCTGAAACTGGCAGAGATTGAACAATATAACCAAGGAAAGAATTGATGAACATGAAACATCCATGCGAAGTAATATACTATCTATCCTCCCAACCTATCTATGGTGACACGCAAGGTATCTGCAGGATTACAGGAAAGGAATCAACGGGTACGCCCTTTCACAAATGGGTTCGTGACACGTTTACAGATATTGGGAGCCTACATCCAGGTACGATTATCAGCAACGAAGCAATGTTTTGTTTTGAAGAAGGTAGCGAATATTTACAGCAAAAGGCTGGCAAGGATAAGCCGCAGCGATTTCGTAATTACTCTCATTTTGTTTTGAATAATGAATGGCACATGAAAGACAAAGGTCAGAAATCCGACATGTTAACACTTCTAGTTTCAAAACCTGAAATATGTGTGATTGCGGAAAGCGGTCAGCGTCATTTATTATTTAAGCACAAGCCGGGCACTTGGCAGTTTGAAGATCAAACGATATATCCCGATGTTGATTTCTTAATGTATCTACACTCACTAGTATATTCATTGTGTTGCACATTCAGCATAGATGAAGTGTTATCCGGTCAATATTCACAACATCGAATTATAAAACACGGCGCTTCATTGTGGAGAGAGGCGGAGAGCAAACTAAAACAACACAGAGGCACTCCAATGTTTTCTTTATCATTATTTTTCGCGAAAGTACATCCGATATGAAAGATTTCACAGATAAGGAAATTATAACCTTAATAACAACCTACAGACGTAAAGGAATTAAAGCATGTCGGGTTAATCCAGATCGATCAGATAAGAGCCTTTATGAAAAAGTCCGCCGCCTTAAACTACAAAGGATTCCACGATGGAGTGAATCAGACCTAAACACTCTAATGAATAGCAATAACATTACAGATGCCTCACGTATCCTTAAACGCACAGAGAATGCTTGCAGAATCAAAAAACATAGAATTAATAATTATGGAAAATGAAATAACCCAACAGCGAATCGGGGAAGAATTACTATTTCCTTTATTCCGATGCCTCGATGAAGGCTACAAAAAAAAGTACGTGAAGGATATATGGGAGCAGTTTGAAAACAATATTCGTGCATCAGCATACACGTCACGCCTCACAAAATTCTTCGAAAACATCACACGATCAATGCCGATAACACTAGAACGGCAATACGCTGAGCCTGTTTTGCAAATTATTCAAAGCGGGCTTGATGAAGAGGTTCTAACGTGGCTAAGAAATGAAACAACCTATCTTGTACTATTAGCACGAATGAGAAATGAAGAACGTAAAGAATCACTTAAAAGTAGGCAACAGGATTTATTTTCAGAACCAGAACCATTATCAAATAATAACGAAACATTATGAGAACCATTTCTTTTGAAGGTGTAGCAACAGCAATTACATCTATTATTCACAATGGCGGAGAGAAAAACGGGATCGCCTCCATGCTTCGTCGGGAAAAGTTCGTACAACCTAACGGCAAGGTAAAAGAAGTTCCCGTAATAAGCGGCAATGCTATACGTGGTATTTTGCGGGACGTTGGGATGTATGACATGCTGCAAAAAGTTGGGTATGGAGTGCAGGATGACGGCACCGTAAAGGGCTTGCCATTATCCGCTTTTTACTTCCTGTTTTCAGGTGGAGCATTAAGCAGCACAGGTGAAGCCGGAATTAATGTAGATCGATTTCGTAAAATGAAAAATCTAATTCCTTTGATTGGTCTATTTGGCGGCGCTATAGGCAATGCGATTATGCCAGGCAAATTAAAAATCGGGAAGCTGATGCCTATATGCAAAGAGACATTACACCTTTTGCCTGAAAAGTATCAGAATGAAGAAGCGGAAAGCATTTGGGATTATTGCCAAACCGAAATGTACACCCGAAGAGACGATGAAAAAAACGATAAGGTGCGCGGCATGATTGATGAAAATGTCAGAGCTTTGCTAACAGGCGGAACCGCAAAAGTGGATATAACAAAATCGTCCACAGCACAACAGATGATGTATAGGAATGAAAGTCTTGCAGCGGGGACGCAATTTTACTGGAAGGTTACACTAGAGGACGCAAGCGACATCGAATTTGAAGCCTTTGTAAATACGTTAATTGTTTTCAGTAAAGCTCCGTACCTAGGCGGACGATCAGCCGTTGGTCATGGTGAAATTTCAATTAAAATGGACAAGTGGATTGAGATCGACAGTAGGAGCAACCTGGAAGGCAAAGAGGTTGGGTTGCCGTTACTGCAATCTTATTTCAATCACCTTGAAGATAAAAAGCAAGATATTCGAGCAATGTTAAATGCGATTGTATGAGCATAGACAATTCTGACTTTCGATTAAAGGTTGATGTGCGTCAAAAAGGATTGTCCTTGGTTCGCCCCCCTTATAACGTGCTGGAATTATATGCTGGAACCGGAATGCTAACCAATCACCTTTGGGCAAAGGTCGCGGAAAGGGTGTTATCAATCGAAAAGGATCCTCATAAATTCAATAGCACATTTAAAAATGTTACTGCGATCACAGACCATAATGCTAATCACATCGATAAAGCTAAAGACTTCAATGTTATAGACTGCGATGCTTACGGGATGGTACTTCCTGTTGTCCTGAAATGTATAGAGGCGGCAAAAGAAAACAGCATCGTGTTTTTTACAGAGTTCAACCCAGTCAGGTACAAAAACGATTGGATTGGCGAGACTGTTAAGGCGGTATCATCACACAAAAAAGTAAAAGGCTTTTGGTTTCATCAGGCTAATAACTCACAAGTAATTTACGCTTATGCACAACTTTAATTTTCAGCCACTCCGCATACGCGCATACTTACAAACTGGTGTTATCAGCGATCAGTTTTTGCCTCTCGATAGCGTCATCTATGCGCAGTATGTTCGTGAAAAAATGGGAGAGCGTGACTACTCTTTACCTCTTGAAAACACAATTAAAGAAGGACAGCAGATCAATTTACCGTTCAGGAAAGCGAATGTTAAAAACGATGCTTGGTTTTATAAATGCTCGTTCGCGCAATGGCATGAAAAGACAATAGAGGATCAGCAAACATACAGTAAACGATTTGATTTAATCCGAAGTGATCTTGCTGATTTCGGTAAGAAAAAAGCAACTGTTGATAACCAGCGTGGTTTTTATAAAAGCTATCATGTGAAAGTCTATTACAGACATGCCCCTTACATTGAATGGTATGCTGACGGCGACAAGAAAGAACTGGAACGGGTACTAAAATTCTGTACTCATTTAGGTAAAAAAACATCACAAGGCTGGGGCGTTGTATTAAAATGGCAAGTAATTGAATGGATAGAGGATTGGAGCGTTAGGGGCCCGGGTAACAGGCTAATGCGGAGTGTCCCGGCCATGAATGGCGTTTTGTACGGAATCCGGCCATCGTACTGGCTTCCACGTCATCAATTTAAGAGTTTGCTCCCAATGTAAGATTGATGTAAGGGAAACTTAAACAATATTTTAGTAAAGGCTTGCGTATATCGTATATACAGGATATATTTACATCATAATTAAACGCTAAAGCAATGTTCATCGCACGTCAATCAAGCCACATTCAGGAAGACATCAAAAGAAACTGGTCGAGCTGGAATTTTGGTCAAGAGGGTTTTAATGGCACGTATGATGAATTACACACTGCAATTAATGAGGCTATAGAATCCGATAGTTCTTTTTCAATCTCTGGGTTTGAATTGTGGGGTAGCGACATTAAAAACGCTGATATCCGCGAATTGTACGCAGGTTATTGGGTGCTGGTTGACAATGTTAATGGTCACGGAAAAGGAATTTTTGGGACAGAATTGAAAGCATCCACACTTAGCGAGGCAATTCAGGAATCAGCAGACGCCCAGTATTGGGGTGAAGGAGTTCGCTTTGATGCATCAGACGCGAAACTGGTTTACTCAAATAAAGATATTCACATTTTTGAAATTGACTGATGAGAAAGATTATCGACATACCCGACAACATTGTAAAAGACCTTAAAAAAATGGCCGTGGACGCGGATTTAGATTTGAAGAATTATATTCAAAATCTGCTCGTTCTGCACGTTCAAAAAAAGGGTAAGGCAAAATAACCCACTCACCTACAGCGTGACATCTTCCGTTTAATTCACTACAGCAATCCCGGCAAGGATAACCCCGAGGATCACGGCCCCGGTTCTTTGGAACCTCAAGGAGCGGTTTTGTTTTTTCAATTCGTGGTTCTCTCTTTCAAGCGATTCGGAAACTTTTTCGTGCTGTTGGGAAATTTGTTGGGCTATTGATGTTTTGTTTCTCTCGGATTGCAGCAAGTCTTCGTAATCCCTGTAGATTGTTATTCTTTCGCTCTCGAGCAATTCTACCTTTCCTGACAGTTCATTAATCAGCGTGTCTTGCAATAGCTTCTGATAGGCCATCGCGTGGATAACCCTACTCTCTTGAATCGGCAGGCAGTGCACATCAGATTCCTGCGCGTAGGATCTCCCTGCGAACACTGTCAAGGTCAGTAGAAGTATTATTTTTAAAACTGACTTCATCTATTTCTCCGCGCAATCGCGCTATGGTGATTTCCTTGCGTTTTAAGGCATCCGCGTGGGCAGCGCTATCTTGCTTCATCTTTTTCCTGATCGCAGCGCTGACGGAATCCTGCGCAGCCCTTAGCGCTTTTAATTCCTCGATTCGTTTCTGATATGTTTCCCGCTCCCGTTCATACTGTGAAACGTCTACTTTGTCGCCTGGAGCAATGAGCCATCCCAGCAGGAACATTGCGGCGCCAATGATATATGACAGGTACTTATTCATTTTCCTTCCGTCGGCGGCGTTCGAACATCAACTCCATCTTATCAAGTCGTAGCTCCATTTTCTTGTCAAGCTTGTCGATAGATGTTTCCATCTTGTGCTCAAACTTTTCCAGGATGTTGTAAATCCGCTGAAGCTCACTATTGACACGCTGGTCGTTTATGTTGTTTTCCTTTATCGACTGCTCGTTTGCGTAAATTCGTTTGGTGAGGAAAACAAGCCATCCAAAAATGACTGTCCCGATGGTGATGATTGGTATAGCTACACTTTGTTCCATTGCAGTTGCCGGACGGAGATTATTGATAAGACAAGGAATTTGGTCACTGTGATTCCTATCCCCAAGGTAAAAATATAAAACCACGGGCTGTTATAGGTCAGCAGGTAGTCGATAAATTCAACTGCTTGCAGCCAAAACCACGTGGTTAATATTGGGCGGAATGAAATTAGAAGGGTGGTGAATGCGTATGCAAACACCATCATTGACACGTAATGGCAAAGAAAATACACATAAGTCTGAATATTCAGCTCAATGTCATAGAAAGGGAAGGGGTCGAACGTGTGCGCTGAGAATGGTATTAACGTCCACGCCTCTCGTATGGCTAAAGCCGCCAAAATTAGAATTATGCAATTCCTTTCAGCCATTTCCTCCCGGGGGCTTTGGCGGTGGCGGGGGTGTGTTGTCTGGTGCTGATGCCGGGGCCGGATCTGTTTTTGGCTTAGGCTTTTTGGTTTTGTCGTTCTTTGCCATAAAGTTTGTTTTTAATCGCCTCAATTTGTTTTAACTGCTCACGGTTCGCCGCTTCCATTTCCCTATTCCGTAAAGTGTGAACTCTCACACGATAAGTTAGGACAGAAAGCCAAACGACACAGACACAAAAAAAGGCTATCAAAAATTCCACTCCGACAAGCATTTACAAAATTAGCCCGGGGATTGGTTTCTTTTTGTTCACATTAGCCTGATTCATGTCATGCGTAACAGATGTAACATATCAGGGTAAAAGTAGTCAAAAAGCCGGGTTATATTCCAGCGTTTAAGGTACAATTAATCGACCAACATTTTACCCCTTATTTCTAAGGTCGCTTTTCCGCGTTCGTAATCTCGAGCGTGAACTTGTCCGGCATAAAGTCTGTCAGCTTCTTTAGCGTCTTTGCCGTGTTCAAAATATCCAATACACCATCTGTGTTTATGTCCTGAAGGATTTCACCAGGGAGTATACAGCCTAAAATATGACTTGTGTACGTGCCTGGGTGGAACAAAATACCGGAACGTCCAGGCACATCCTGAACACGAAAGTACACGTACGCGCGCGTAGAAGAAGGTCCTTCCTTGTGAACTTCGTACCGTCCCTCCGGGATGCAGCTTATGTTACGTTCGTTCCCTTTCCACGGCAGTTCAAGCGTTTTACATCGGAACACAACCAAGCCAGTGTCGTCGATCACTTCCAAGTCACCGTACGTCGCTTTTGCGCGATACCAGCGTTTCAGTTTTAGTCTCATTCTACCTTCCCCTTTCCAATCAAATCTTTAATAGGCTTTAAGAAATAATCATATCCTAAAACAGCGATGCCGAACGAAATAAGAAGCTTCCACCAGCTATCGACCGTCGCGGCGTCATCGAACACGATCTGAACGATAGCTGCGAGTAGCGCGACTGCCAGCGTGATCCACTTTGGATTGGTCTTCGGTTTGGCTAGTGCTTTGATCAGTTCCACGGCCACGGTTACTGCAATGATGTAGGTTGGGAATGTGAATCTTTCAAAGAAAACAATAAAATCCATATTCGTTAGGTTAAGATGGCATTTGATTGAGCGAGGCCTGGATACCGGTTTTCAACCTGGTAACTTCTGCCTGCGCGGCATTTCGCTGGCTTGTTAGGGTTGAAATTTGCGCCTGTAAAGACGTGATTTGCGCCTGTGCTGCTGTCAACTGCTGCTGAATTTCGTCACAGTTTGTCGCTGGTGGCGCTGGTGTGGGCTGGGCTAGACTGAGCTCATTTATAACGAACTGTAGCGCCTGATCGTTGGACGTGTTTGCGTTGAAGGCCTTGGTCCATGCTTCGTAACCAGTGTTCGCGAATGACACAAGCGCCATGCTTCCCGGAAACGAGTTATTATACTTGTTCACCGTATCCTGATGCAGCGAGATTGGGTAACGAGTATCGTTCACGCCGTGGAAAGCAAGCCCCTTCACAGATGTCCACTTGGATGGGATAGAACCGGTCCGTTCACTGTATCCGGACACCGCGATCACAAGTTTAATGTCGTCCGCGTCTTTGTTTTCGCTGAGGATGTTGTACATATCGACGGCGCCCCGTCCCAGTCCGACCAACACGATGTTTTTTGGATTGTACCTTTTGCGCATCGCCGGGATGATTGTATTCAGAATGCCGTGCAGCGTGGTAGTGTTTGTCTGAAGTGCGAAAATGTTAAATGGGTAGTTCTGATTCCGCGCGAACTTCGGCCACCAGTCAATGGATTCAAGAACATTTAACTGTGACCCGTCTGCCGAGCCTTTCAGTTCCTCCGGGTGCAGCGCAATGACAAGTGTATCCGATCCTCCTGGAGCAAGATATTCCCTGCCTGTGAAGCTCGACGCAGTGCCGCCGGTGTAGTTTTTGACGTCGTTGATAATCATGCGATCAGGGTTTGAAGGTTTGATTTAGCTGTCTGGAAGTCTTTCAGCTTCTTGTCCCGCTCGGAGTGTGTGAACATTTCAATAACCTTTTGCGCTGTTCTGTCCTTCGCAATGTTTGTGTTGAAGGCATACGTCCACGCGTTGTGTGCCCGGTCGATCAGGGTGTTGAACTCTATGCTTCCCCCGGCTTCATTGTACGCATCCACAAATGATTTATGCCCAGAAAACGCAACGGTAGGATCGGCCGTTCCATGCCATGCGATGCCCGGAAGCTTGACCATGCTGGAAATACTGCTCGTGGATGCCGAACCGCAGATTGCCACAAAGCCCTTTAACAATTCCTTGCCGGGGGGATCAATGATAAGCCGGTACGCGCCATAATTGCCCATACTGATACCGCCAACGATTATGTTTTGATAGCCGTACTCATCCCGCAGGAACGGCAGAATTCGCGGTTTGAGGAAGTCGTAACTCTGTGCGAAGTCACTATGCTTCTTCACCTGCACGGCGATAATATCAAAAGGGTATTCGATACTTCCTGTAATGGTCGAACCCCACGGGCGTTTGCCGCGCGCGAACCTGGGAAAGCCTTCCAGCTTCTCTACGAGGTCAATCTTTGAACCATCAATAGGCCCCTCCTCACCTACACCGTGATACCAAACAACAACGTTTTTGCTGCCGCCAGTGTATCTCATGTAGTTCATCTTTATGCCGTCGCCGATGTCCTTTTGTATGTGCTGTGTTATGTTCATATTAAAGTATTATTTAGCGCATAATCTTTGGCCGCTTCGAAGAACCTACGTCCTTGTTCAACCATTCCATCTGGAGACGTAAAATGAGTGCCATCCGTGAGTGGAATGTCTGCTGTAGAGAAGTAGTGACCTCCTTTATAATAATCAGAATATGCTGGATAATCAGTCAAGAAGTCATCAACAGCAGCTTGTAGGTCTTGAATAATGTCATCCCTGTAATCACGAGAAGGACTGAACGGATTATCAATTAATGATACAAAAACGTGAGCATCAATCTGTTCTGGTTCAATTACACCATCGGCAACTAGTAGGTCAATCTGGTCTAAAATCTGTTTTATAACCTGCTGGAAATCATGCTTGCAATTTGCGTTACCCACCTGCGCGTCAGCCTCTGCGCCACGCCACAAAAAGCCTTTATAGATAGGGCGGAATCCGTACTTAAATTTGGTGTACTTCACCGCATAGTAAACGGCGTTTTTTGCATTGAACAGCATTTCATTCGTAGATGCTGAGTTCCAGTCTTGACCGCTTGGGTCTTCAAACAAAGGCGTTCCTCCGGTAGCATATTTTGCGAGGAATATGTTTCTACCAATATATTCACTCATCAAGTACGAAAACTCATCATCTGGTCCTAACGCAGTTGTCCCGGCAGTATTCAGTAGACGGGCCTCAAATTTATACGTACTATTAACAGCACCAGTTCGCATGTTGCCATAATATCCATGCTCACTGCCATACTTCGAAGGAATTGTCCCCACCTGATGGCCAGCCATGTTAGATTGACCATGCGCAGAATAAATCAATGCATCCCCTCTTATATCCAGGTCCTCAGAACCAGCGAGAAGGTAAGCGTTGATATATGAAAGTTGGGATGAGTCGGGTATTATATCCAACAACAATACGTGCTTAACAAGACCATCAACCATATAATTTGCTCCGTAGAACATTTGCAGGTCTTGGAAGTGATTAGATGTGCTGTTGGGATAGGCATTGTTCGTGCTGCTTATTTCTGTCCCATCACGATACACCTTTAGCGTTGTCCCGTCATAAGTAATTACAAGGGAGTGCATCGTACTCAATGTAAAAAAGTTATCCAGCACAACATTTTGAGGCGGCTGCCCACCAACCCCTCTATTGATGGAAACAACCAATGCCATGCTTCGACTCTGAGCTGCTCGATTGTCATAGTTACACACTATTCCAACGTTGCCTGTACTTGTTGAGGTTGAACATAATTGATAGGTTAAATCAATGCTGTTATATATGCCTATCCGCATGGCGATGCAAAATGACGATCCGTCATGCAGGAATTTAAACGTTGTTTTATCAGCAGCCTTCGCATATCCAGCGGACGCGGGGAAATACATCATTAACCCATTGAAGCAAGGAACTCCAGAATTCTGCTTTGTTAACGTCATCGCATATGAATCGTTCGTGGTGATGTTTCCGAGTTCACTACCAAATAACCCAGTTGGATTTTTGCCATCCGATGTCCTGCCGTTTATCCAAAGCCTAAGATTAGAATTGAATACATCAAGAGGACTTGAAAGTTCGTCAGCAGCCAAAAACGATCTAGGATTGTTACGTGCTGTTGTAATGATGTATTTTTCACTGCCAGGGTCTCCTGCATACTCAAAAACCCTAACGTAATAAGTTTCCCCAAGACTAAGACCAGTTACGTTAAAAGTACTACCCGAGTCGTTATAAACTACGTACCCATCACCAATATCGCTACCAAATCCGAAAATTGGATTAGCTAAATAACTTGTGCCGTCCGTTGGTAAATCTTCAACCGGCGCGCCTTCACGCATTACTACTAACCTCCTTGTACCAACGCCTTTTGTAAAAGAGATGGTGGCAGTGTTTTCGGTGACATTCGTAAACACTAGATCGTAGGCCTGTGCAATTTTTTGACTCAACAAAGCATGAAAGAAACTCATTAGCGATCCATGTTTTTAGCGACTACATAATAACCCCCTGCGCTTCTTTTCTTTAGTGAAACGACATATTCATCCCCTGAAACGCCAACTAGAGTAAGTACATTGCTGCCCGATGAAACACCATCGCTTACACATAATGAACCACTCGGGAATGTCCATTCAGTTTCCGTAGTGTTCAAAGTAAGTTCAATTGTAATGTCATCCCCCGTGTAAGATGATGTGAATGTTATTTCAGCTTCATCACTTGTAAGTGTATGACGTGTTGCTGTTAATGCTATAGCCGACCCATCCGTAAGGGCTACCGCTGTGTTTGTGTGATCAGCCTTCGTATCATAAAGATCGTTGACAGATTCTTTGACTTCGTTGGCGTCTTCGGCACGCCATTTCTTTTCCGGATCGGAAGGGTCTGCCGATGCACTTTTATCCGAGTATGCTATCTTTGCCATTCTTTATTTTTGGTTAGGTTACTGATCAAATTCAAAATCAAACTGGTAATCAAATCCATCATTCGGTTCTGGTTCTGGCTCAGGCGTTGTAATCTTGATACTCGTTCCAAGTTCAAGACACACAACCGACTGTAAAAAATGATCAAGGTTTACTTCAATCATATCACTGTAAACATTTTTATCCCTGTAATATCGACATGATGAGGGTCTATATCAAACTCCTCATTATCGGCTTGCAAGGTCAACCGCACCCATACGTCGAACCCAGATGCCATTTTCGATGTCAGCGAAGACGTAATTTCGATTTCGAGTTCGTTGGCTGCGTTGCCTTCCCGTATCTCAGGACTTTCACCAAGTAGGTAAACAGCATGCGTTTTCTTCAACTGATTGATTTCAGCCTTCAAGGAAATGAGGTCAGACAGGTTCATCGGTGTTCCGTCCTGCTGCCTGAGCGCTATCCGTACTATCAAATTTTCCCCTTTATATATTCGCATGGCTGTTTATTCTGTGAACTCGAAATCCAATTCATAATCAAACCCTTCCGGCGGGGGATCGACTGAGGCACTAAAATTTCCTGACAGCAGATAGCCACTGGTGGTTGTATCTGCGTGCAAAACGGGCATATCCGTTTCCGTCGTTCCTATCGTACCGTTCGACTGCGCGTAGTACACCGCCCCGGCAGTAAGCCCGGAAAGCCCTTGTACGTACCCGTGTATAGCCAACCGGAAGCTGTCAACATTCAAAACCTGTTGAACTATCCCAACGCGAAACTGCGTTGATGGATCGCTTACCTTTGCGTACTCACCATCCTCTGTCAACCGGATAACGTCTTTCACCGAAAATCCATGATCCTCCTGTGCAACATTCCTCACGACCAAATCCGTTGATAGTTCGGCGGTCATGTTTTCGCCTGCAAGCAATTTATATGATGCGAGACTTGCTTTGTTTCCCCCAGGGAAAAAGTATATTGCCCACCCACCCGATAGCGATGGGTCCCCCGTAGCGTCGCCCACATATGCGAAGAAGTTCCCGGCCAGATCAGTATTCGTCAACATTCCAGCTATATCAGTATAGCTTTTGACTGGAGCACTTCCAGCGGCTAAAATCAACGTTGCCAGCGCTTGTAGTGTATTCTTTCCGCCTTGCCCCGTGGCGGAATTGGCCACAAAGAGCAACTGCGACAAATCCAGATTTACAAAGGGTATGTTTTCGTTCTGATTTAATTTGCTTGGCCCTGGCATCGCATTAATTCAAATTAATTGTTATCGTATTACCGTTTTGAACCCCGTACACAGTAGTATAGTACCACTTCGCCCCATCTGCGGCAGTCACTGGCACTAGCGTTGTGGTTCCCCCAGCACCAATCCGCGTCACGTTCAAAGAAGCATTACCCCCGCCATTCGGTATTAAGTACACCCATAGTCCAATAGCGCCTAACTGCATGTTACGGCCCATCAAGAACTGGCCAGGCATGACAGGAAATTCACCTGTAAGAACCATGATGGACGTAGCATTGCTCACTTCCCCGCCAGGAGCGCCTACAAATACTTGAGTGATCAGGTACGTACCAGTATTGTTATTTATTGAAAATTGAACGTTAACCTGAGATGGCTGAACCACCGAGACAGATAGTGTATTTGACGGATCGTTAATGTTTACAAGCGTGATAGTACCCGGTCGAGTGGCTCCGGAGTTGTTGACGCTGAATGTTACATTTATTGACTTACTGCCTGTTTGTATTGCGGCTGGCACTGATATCCATGGTACATTTGATAATGCCTGCCATTGCGCGGTCGCATCCGCGGTTACGGATATAGATTGCACCGACAAATTACCATTCGGGAGCAAGAATACTGTAGGGTCAACACTGATAAGGTCACCATACTCTGGAACAGGTTCCTCCTCACCGGCCTCCTGCTCAAACGATATTTGAGCCGTAACCCCTGCAATGTCCTCGCTAAACGCCGTTAAAATAGCCGTCTTACCGTCCGTGTATAGGTTTTCAGCTACAGTAAACTCTATATAGTCATCGTTCTCAAACTCATTTACGTCCGCAGTAATCCAGTCGGGAAGGGACGTGAACTTGAATTTGCTTGAACTATTGCTGATGAATTGAGCAACCAATACATCTCCTTCCGCTGGTATTCCTGTAAACGAGGATGGATTAAAGCTTGCGGTAATCTCAACGTCAATAACTGAAAGGAACTTACGACGGTCGTTTTTCTGCCGCAGGTTTATTTCAAAATTATTCAGATCTGAATCGTCAATGTTTTCGGTGTTCCCGAAGTCGGCAGGCCTCCACCAGTAGTCATTGATCAGAATTGAATCGTGACCAAATACGACATTCAATTTATCGACCACCCAAGAAGGCTGGTTGTAGGCCTTAAAAGTGAGTTCGCGATATGCTACCGCCTTGAGCTGCTCCCTGATTCCAAAATCATCATTGTAAACCTCCATTTCCCCGGAGGTTGTCAGCACATTGAAGTTTGATTTTACCCGTATCACGTTCGTCCAATCGGACAGATACAAATACTCCCAGGTATCGAAGTCCTCAAATTCACCTTCATGGCGATATCCAATAGCCAGGCTCTTTTGATGGAATTCCTGAACGTCAATCGGCTCGGATGAATAGGAAACGACGGTATTTAAATTTCCTCCCGTTGTCGTAATTCCGAACTCCATACGAAGTACAAAAATCCCCTCAAGTGTGGAAAGATCGACCGGCACGGAATACAAATCGGCATCGCGTTCGTTGTATCGGACCTCCACAACGCCATCGACAGGGGAATTTATCGCGTAATCCTTGTCGGTTAAAAAGCCCTCAGCCTGCAGTTCCGGCACCCAAATAACACTATCAACGAAAGAGAACTGCTCCCCCGTGCCACCAACATTGAAACGAACGACACTTCCATTCCCTACCCTGTCCACCAACTGCCCGGGCAATCGTCCTTCGTGATTGGCGGCAATGGTAGGTACTTCAAAATCCTCGTCGCTGTACTCGTTCCCGGTGTCGAAGTAAATGAATAGCTTCCCGCCAACGCTGACGAACTTAGCATCTGCCCGGTAATATTTACGGGTGAACTGTTTGGCTATCGTGGGGTTGTAACTCGCGACAGTGTTCCATGTGAAACAATCTATAACCGAAAGCTTTGAAATAGGGAAATTCGTGTAAAACTGAGGTCGGAGCGGGTCTTGCTGTTCAAAAGGCTGGTAAAAATCGCGCTCCATCATGCCCATATGTACCGCGTCTGCAAATCGCTGTTGGTCAAAACTAGCCCGGCGATCAGTGTTTCTGTCGTCTCTGGTAAACTTGACAGCGTTTGCAACCGGAAATTCAATAATAAATTCCATCCTATTGGTACAGTATTATGTCGTTCGGGCCATCCCCATACTTTACAAAGTCCTCGATGCCGTCTCCGTATTTCAGCGCGTCGAAGACTTCCGGATCTTCAGCTACATCAACCGGCGTAGGTTTGGTTCCCAGCATCTTCCATCTTCCGCCCTTGTTTTCAACCTCAGCGTCCACCTCAAACAGGAAGTCGTAGAACGTTTCTTTCTCGTATGTAAACTTCACGATTCCAAATGGATTATTCAAGATGTCCGCTAAAACAGATAGCCTTATCGGCGCTTGGAAATCGTGCATTTCGGGCAGGAAGTACGCGGGATCATTCAAATTAAGATCTTCGCCGTCATTGGATTGCCCCAGTGGGGTAGTTACCTGGAAACCGGAATTTTTGTCTTTGCTTTGGAAGAAATAAACGGGAATCTTCCGGTGCAGTGGAATCGCAAGGTACCGCTGCCACATCAACATTATCTGACCTGGCGATATCCGCGCATTCATTACCGTTGTCGGGTTAATGATCCCACCGACATAGTTTATACCCTCAAGGCGCCGCGACATAAGCTCGCCGCCGCTGGTCTTCACCAGGTCGATAAAGAAAATCTTATCGTCATATCTAGAGTCCTTTGTTCCCGTCTCAGAAATCTGTAAGCGTCGAGCTTCCTCTATTCCGCGACCATCTGCCCGGTAAACGCTCCTGATATCAAGTTCTTTTTTTACCGCCCGGAAGGAGTTGGTGTACTGCACTTCCGTATTGAACTCGTCGCGGCCGTTATCTTCCTCGTATTCTGTTTTTGGATATCCAACGATCACCGAATTGAAAATGAAATCTTTGGCGGGAGAAATAACCAAGTCCGACACTTCGCCCAAATCCGCAATCAGATTCCTATTAAACATGGCGTCCTTTCGGTCTATCCGTATCCTGTTGTTGTTCTCGATTACACAGGCGAGGTTCAGGATATTGTAGGACTTATACGCGTCACGCATGGACGTCGAAACTTGCGTTTCTTCCAGCGGGACACCGCGCAGAAGGTCACCCTTTGTGATGGCCAAGTACGCAAACTCTCCATCCTCCTCATATCCCAAGTCTTCACGGCCAAACAAGGGGGAATATACCGCGTTATCCAGACCGGTCATTTGGGCAATTAGATTTGTAAACAATTCGTGCGGAAGTATGACCGGGGCTTTGGTGTCGGGGTATGTACTGTTCTGCAGGATAGTCATGTGCATTTCGTTATACACAGTTTCTACCTTAAATTCCGTCATAGGAGCAGCACCGTCAACTTCCGGATCCATCGCAGGGCCTATGCCCATAGGAAAATCACGATAGGCATCACCGCCATACCAAATGTTTACATACCGCTCATTTGTAAACATAATGTACTGATCCGGGCCGACTGTCACAGCGCCTTGAAACGAATCCATATACGTTCCGCTGGGGAATAATGAACTTGCTCCCCCGCCAATGGTCGGCACTTCGTTTGTGTAAATATCGTTCCCATTGATAACCTTCTGATAAAGGATAGTGTCAATGGTGTTATCAGCGTTCATCCGAAGGAACCGGATGACGTTTTTCACGGCGTGATACCGCGGTGGCGCACCATGCGGCACCGATTCGCTAAGCCTATGTGGAAGGGTCAGCGGTCCGGTGTAGGTCATTGTGTAGTTGATGTCCCACTCGATATTGAGCGTCTGGGTAAGAGGAGAACGGTTTTCAAAGATGGCGTTTTCGCGGTGATACAGCGTCTCGATCTCATGACCTACCTCGATATTATTGATGTTCTGAACCGTAGGGTTGTCGTTGACTTTGATCAGAAACGGCAGTGTGTGGTGATAAATCTGAGGTTCATTTCCATAGATTGCGCCATCGAATTCACTGTACCGCTGCAATACTCGATCCCGTATAGTGGCTATCTTGACATCTGCTGGGTTGATCTGCTTTCGGTTTGTGGATAAATTATTGAGAACATTGAACTTCACGCTTTCAAAGTTCTGGAAGGATTCAACGAACGCAGACTGAATAATATCTACCTGAAACTTTCTGTACCTGCGGTCCTCTTTATAGTTCTCATAGTTTACTTTTCCTTCAAAGATAAACTCCCCGTTCCCGTACAACCGGAATAAAACATCCGCATCTCCGCCGTATCGAAGTCTTTGAGACTGTAAGAATTTGAACCCATCGCCAACGAAATTGAACTCTACCGACAGGGTTTTGAATACCCCGAAATAGGTCATGTCCTTTATGACGTTGATCTTCGTTTGGTCCCAGCCGTCCGGGGCGTCCTGCAGGCTTAACCGTTCGCCGGAGTCGTTGGAAAGCAATATATACTGGTACTTACCCATTCCGCAGGCTTTGAATGTACGTTACCCTAGTTCCACCCTTACGGTATCCTGCAACCTGACCCATTACGCGAACCTCTTTTTTGTTTCGTATTGACCTGTCGATCCTGTCAAGTTTCGTTTCCATTCGGGATGAGTCGAACTTTTCCACCCGATCAGATTTTGCCGAATATTTCAGCCCGTTAAGCGCCAGCCAAGCAAGCGTTTCATCGTGCGGAGTGATCGATGCGCCGGCAGGCAGATCAATAACCGAGTCACGATCAGGAGTCATCGCCAGTTTGCCAGAAGCGTACCGGATCAACTCAAAGCCTTCCTCCCCTACACGGATAGGCCCGCCTTTATGGTTCTCGATACCTTCAGCCGCGGCAGGGATCTGAGGGATAGGCTTCGCAGCGATGGCGGCGATTTGGATGGCGCCGAGTGCACCGACTGCTGCGGCTGCGGGTACACCTGCCGGGAATCCCAGCGTTGCGAAAGTCTTTATCACCGCCAGCGCGGTGTTGATCGCCGCAGACGCTATGCCTTGAGCCTTTTCGTAAATAGCCGCCTTGCGTTGCTGCTGAAGTTTCTTGCGTTCTATCGCTTCCTCCTTCTTCGCGTATTCTTCTTCGATTTCAGCCTGACGTTGACGTGAGCTTTCCTGGATAGCCTGCTTCTGTTCGGCTGTCAGCCCTTCCCTTTCCAGCGCAAACTCCCGTATTTCTTCCTCATGCTTCAAAAGAGCTTCCCGCTGGGCAATAACTGCATCTTGTTCGCGATCCAATTCAGCAATCCTACGATCTGTCAGTGAAGTAAACAGCTCCCCGATAGAGTTTGAAAATTCCTCATAATACCCCTGAACCTTTTCAAGCACGCGTATTTCTTCATCGAAACGGTGCTGAACTACGTCAACGATTGATTCATTAAGCTTAACTTCCAGTTTGTAAAGCTCATTCCTGATTGCGGCCTGTTCACTCGCAGATTGCTCGGTGATTTGCGTAATTTCGTCCTGCGTTTCCTTCTCAATCTGTATTTGAGCAGAAGCAAACAGTTCCGGGTTGTCCTTATACTGTTCTTTGAGGATTGCTAACCGCCTATCTGCACCCTCGCGCACGACAGCTATTTCCTGTTCCCGAGTGTTGGTTTCATTCTCCAACATTTCACCGAGAACAGCTATTTGTTCCTCAATCAACTGCCTGTTTGTGTTCCTGCGTAGCTGTACTATGTCAAACTCTGCCTTTTCGCGTGTGATCAGCCCGGAAAGGTATTGTTGGTTGATAATGTCGATTTCTTCCTGTATGAACTTCTCGACCTGTTCTACACGTGCCTTGCCTTCCCTGATAGCTGAATCCTCGGACAGTTTTATCCTGTCGATAGCAGCCTTTTTGTCGCGCTCGATGATTTGGGTTTGAAGCATTGCAATCTGGCGCGTATTACGAACCCTTGCGGCATGAGCATCAGCCTCCAGTTGAATTATCTCAGCTTCGAGTTCCTTTTGCCTCAAAAGATCATCCTCATTTGACTTTGACAGTTTCATCCGCTCGTTGAAAATGTAAAGTTCCTGACGTGCCTTTTGAATCCGTCCAGACTCAAGCTTATCACGTGCTTCACGTTCCCGGTTAGCAGCTTTCAATCTTTCTTCCTCAGTAAGCAATGAATCTGCTGCTATTTCGCGCTGTTTGTTGATCTCCCTATTAAGTTGGGCCTCTTTAACCAGCCATTCACGCTTTTTAACAATGAGTTCGTTTTCAAGACGCTGCAATTCCACAGCCCTGTTTACTTCCTGCGCTGTTTCTTTAACCCACTCCTTGACCTTCTGGAATCCCTTCGCTGCCTTATCGACAAAGTTATCAATGCCGGTTTGCGCCTGGATAAAAGACTCTGCACCTCGTTTGCCAGCGTCTACCAAATCCTTTTTAGCCTGTTCAAGAGCAGCTTTATCCTCATTCCCCCAAAGGCCTTTGATCTTTTCTTTGATGATCGTGAAAGTAGCCACCCCGGCATCTTTCATGGCGATGAACAAATCAATTGTTCCTTGGATACGGTTAACGATATTCTCCTTGATGGCCTCCCACAGGTCAATCGCGGCTTGTTTTGGGTTACTCAGTGCGTCGAAAATAGCCTTTCCAACGTCCATGAATACATCTTTGGCAGATGCAAATACCTGATTAACCCCAGCCATGATTAGCCTTAGACGCTGAGCGCCTTCCTCTGTGCCCTTGAAATAACTGATCAGTGAGGCAATAGCCCCCACGATGGCAAGAATTGGAATAGCGCGAAGTGCCAAGCTGAATAGCTTTGCCCTCTTTTCTGCGGTTGCCATGGCGCTGGATGCAGTCATCATTTGCGCCCCAACGCGACCCGTTGTTCCTCCGAAAAGCAACATAGGCGCGATGGCCTTTTGAATGGCCTCCGTATATCCTCCGACCTCTTTCTGGTTCTGCCCAATGGCTTTTGAAAGTTCCTTTGATTCCTTGTCTTGCGACTGAATAACTTTAAGAAGTTCTTGCCCCTGCTTGCTATTGCGCTGTTCTTCGTTGGTAAGCTTAGACCATTCCTCACGATTCTTGCGAAGCGCTGCTTCCAACACCTTCAAGCTTGCGTTTTTAGCGTTTATGGCTTTCGAGTCTCGCCCTTCCAGGGTAATATGATCCTGAATATCCTTGTTAGCGTCCCTGAGCTTCAGGGTGTATTCTGCCATCCGCGTATTTGACGCGTTGATGATTTCGTTATACTCCGTCCGGGTGATTTGCCCAAGCTTCAGCGATTCTGCCTCCTCTTTCTGTGATCGTTTTTCTTCGTCGATGTATTTTGTAAGCTGATCGCGCTTTTGAATTAATTCCTCTAGCGATCCTTTTTCCGCGATAAATCCCTTCTGAATCTCTTTCGTGGCCTGATTTGCCTTTTTGGAAGTCTGCTGCATAGCTGCACCCCATGCAGTGGCGGCATTGGCAGCCTTGGCCATTTCCTGTTCCTGCTGACTAATGACGGTGCCTGTCTTCTTCGATTCTGACGCCAGCTTCTTCTCATATTCAATGACCTCGTTTTGTGAGGTAATGATGACCTTTTGCGTCTCGTTGAGTTCCTTCTGAGCTTTTGAAAGCTTCTCGGTTTCAGATTTGAGTTTTGATACAGACGTGGCAGACGTAAGTGATTTTTCAAGCTGCTTCATCTGGTCAACGATGGAAGTCAGCGCCGGGGGTATCTGTATTAAATTTGACAACAACTCAAGCGGTGCCCGGATGGCGTCATCGCTTATAATGTCCTCGCGTCTGATTTGATCAGCCATGCTTTACCCCGTTCTTTCGTGCCTTACTCTGTTTTTCAATGCGTTTTTTAAGTGCGTTGTACTGGCTTAGTCTTATGTCATCCTGGATGATCATGGGAGCCACGGCCAACGACAAAGCCGCCCAAATGTCATCAAATGTTTCCTTCGGTCCTTCTTCTTTTTGCTCACTGCCCGTGAGCCGGTCCAATTCATTCTTCTTTGAATTATACTTCGTGATCAGGTTGTCCGATTGCCTGAAGGCCCGCTCAACACTTTGCGCAAGTGTTATGGAGTTTGTCATATCCACCTTGTATCCGCACTCCCTTACCTCCTGAACAACCGTGTAATCAATCGGATTGTGCGCCAACCGCCACAGCAACGCCCTTACCTTAGTATGTTTCGCAACCAGTAGCAAGTAAGACTTATACAAGTAAAAATACTGATCAAAATTAAAACTACCGTTTGCTTTTGCATTCAGTTGGATGATTCTCTCCCACTTTTCCACTGCTTCTTCGTGATCGTACCGACCCTTGATCAGTAACGGGCGAAGGTCCCCTGAATTTGCAACTTCAATGAACGTCTTTAAGGTGATGGTTTCATAATGGTGATAAGATCCTCGCAAAATAGCTAAGGATTTCATCTTTGAGATAGGACTGATTAAGCTCCCGAAGGTTTTCTTCATTAATCCCGAGGATTGCACCATAATCACTTTTTAGCATTTCTGTTTTTTCGTCCCTCCCCTCGAACATTACCGGGAATTGGTCAGCGTCCAAAAATATACCGCGGTAAAAATCTCCCTGGTCGAATAGTCTTATCGGTCCTTCTGGTTTTCCGAATACTTGTACCGACGTTGGGCTGTAATCCGGCAGCATGCTACCGTCTGGCCTTTCACCCTCCCATAACTGGTCGGTGTTCATATTGGTTATCACTTCTTCATGGTCGCGGATTATTTGTAACAGGGATTCGTTTACGTCCTCCTCCGTGACCTGCTGAAGCTTAGCGATATATTCACCGAGCCTCCCCACGAACAAAAAGCCAACTGACAAACAACCCGATACCGTACATCACTGCATGAATAACCAATGAAATCAAAAACCACCGTTCAACCCAAATTGACAGTATTCCACCCATCATCAAAACTGAAATTGCGATGACTACAAGCCGGGCCACAAACTGAATGATCTTGAATTCCATAATCTAAGGTTTAAAAAGGGAGCCTCGCTAACACTCGAGGCCCCTTTCTCACATGAAACCTACCCGACCAAAGGTATCTTAAGCAATAGTGACAGACACCACGTTGCTTTCGTAAGCCTGAATACTCAAATCAGCGGGTGCACTGAGAGACACGGTGCCAGACTCAAGGTCAGTCCCCGCCAGGTTGTAACGACCTGGAACGGTTGTGCTTGGTGTCACTGCTACAGTTTGAGCAGCACCAGTTTCGTCAAGAACAACGAAGTCAGCAGTCACTAGCCCGAGAAGCGGCTCCCCGTCGCAAGACTGTGCAACGTCAACCACGATAAGAGCATCTGTCGCACTCACTACAGTAATGTCCACATCCATGAGTACATCGAGGGAACTTATGCTCCATGATGGTGCTACGCGGATCAGACCATAATCGTAGTGGTTGATTTCGTTCGGATTGGCAAGGCCGACACGTACCGGCGTTTCAGATGGACGCGTACCATCGTTGAAGCGCAGGTTTTCAGTGTGCAGCATTTCAATCGTGAATCCAGCAAAGTGAGGAACGCCACCGACCATGACCTTTGTACCGTACAGGTTACCGGCTTGATCAATCAGGATAATACGTCCTTCACTTGCGCGGTGTGAAAATGCGGCCTTGTGGAAGCAGGTTGTTTTCGAAAATAGGAACAACCATTCATACTTACCGTCAACAACGGGAGCCACACCGGCCACATTTCGCAGATAAACGGTTTCTGATCCCGCATACTCAGGCACGTCGTTGACGTTTGGCCATTTGTAAATACGGTTTGCAGGATCTGCTACTATCGCATCCTGCCAAGTATCCTGCTCAAGCGCGTCATCAAACGGCACCGACCAATTGCGCGGGGTCGTGATGAAGCTTTGCAGTGTAGTTGGGAGGTCCATGCATCTGCCGACCCCCAAATTTTTTTTGTCAATGTCACATACTGCCATGTTTAGCTTATGTTTTGTCAGTTTAACAATTCGGTAATTTTTTCAAGCGAAGATTGATGATTTCAATGGCGTCAATCGGCTCGTTGAATATGTTTTTTTCATTCTTTTCCGGTCCAGGTGTGCCCCAAAAGTATCGGTTTATCTTCGTGTGAGGCGGCTCATATTGCTGCCCCTGCCAGAAGAATAGACCGCTTGTTTTCAGTGCTTCCATGAATCGGACGTATAAAGGTTCCAGTATTGGATCAAAAACATTGGCCTTTCGCTGTCGGGCGTTGTATTGCTTTTGTGTGCTCTCAACTATTGCTAAGTTCAGCGAGTATTCAGTTATCCCGCCGCCGGTTTTTATCTCCGGAATGTCCAGCCGTAGGGCGATCAAGGGAAATTTCTGATACTTGTACTTGTTGTCAAGATTCTTAATGTCCAGTCCCATCGCGATTTCATGCCGGTGCCCATACTCGAAATATGGCGATCCAGCTCCTTTGGCCAGCGGGTCGATGATAGGATCACGCAGCGATGCAACAACCGTCTCAATATCTTGTATGATATCGGTCATATGTTCAACGTGTTCATGCGATCCGGCCACCAGGTAGCGCGATGCAGGTAAGACGAAACAAGATCATAACCACCAAGCACATCCAGGTACAAATCATCCGAGTAGTGCAGGTAACCGTACAAAGTGTTTTTCAACTGGTACTTGTTGCCTACCATCCTTGAAAATGCGTTGTATCCCTGGACGATAATGCGTGATGGATTAACCACCCTCCCGTTCTCTGCTTTTGGTTCAATAATTGAAAGCGTAGTAGGGTATTGAAACGTGTCCCTGATCCACATTGAATGAATGTATGGAACGAGGATTTGCTTCAACCCATACCACTTATACGGATATATGCCGTCCGTATACCCAACCCCATCACGCAGCGCGACCCATCTAGGCTCAACTTCGATAGGGGGCAGCGCTTCGGGGTTGGGAACTACGGCAAGTCCGGCAGTCATAGCCTGATATAGCGCGTCACCGAGAATCTTCGACAATACCTCCTGTTCCTTCTGCTCGATGTAATCGTTGAAGGTGTTTATTACCTGATCCAAATTTGGAAGCTGGTAAGGCGGCACGCCGAAATCGTCTATAGTGACAAAGGCCATGTTTGGAATCCTTTACTGGTTACTTTTCAGCCTTTTTAGAGGCCTTTCCTGCTGGTTTCTGTGTCGGTTTGTCTTCGGATGCTACACCCTTTGCAACCAGTTTTGCAGCCGGGATTGAGTGAAGTTTGTACTCTTTGCCGAAGGCAAGGCGACCCTTTCCCGTTCCATACACAGTTACCACGTCTTTTTTCTTTGCAAGTTTCTCTGCCATGATTATGGTATTTTCAGTTGTGAACATTACTCGATTTCTTCTTCTTCAGCTGTTACCAATTCCTTGATAGCGTCGAACTCACCATGCACAAACGATCCGTCATTGTTTGATGCGATGTAGTTGTGGAAGAACTGTTCCACGATAACACGGAAGCGGTTGTGATCGAAGTCAGGTTGAACGTCTGTCACGTTACCGCCGCCATTTGAAGTACCACCGGTCACAGTTACACCATAACCCATACGCACAGTGATAGGCTCTTGCTCGATTTCCCACAGGCCAGATTCACCAAGGATGAATTCACCCACAGGTATTTTTGTTGACGTACGAACCTGGAAGCCCATCAGGCGCGGTGCACCAGTAGGGTCGATTGACGGGATGTTCAGGAAGAACTGTCCATTTGATCCCTGGAGCATACCAATCCGCCATTTGTCCTCAGGGTTGAGTATAAGCATGTCAGGTACGAAACCAAGCGCTTCGATCTGCGCTGCTACCGCTGCAATTGCATGGTAATCGGTCACCTGCTCAGCAGGGTACTGTCCATCAAGAGCGGAAGAAACGTAAGAAGCAGCATCACCTAAAAGGCTTGTGGTAAGGATACCAGCCTTATCGCGAAGCATCTTTTGCTGGATGATGCGCTGAATAATGTTGTACGCGTTCCGGCGGAACTTCGCGAATTCTTCAGTCACAACATACTTTCCAGCCACTTTGCGAACTGTGGAGTAGTTGCGAACCAGTGAAGTCGAAACAAGCGGTTTCAACCCGCCTTCTGCCACAACTGCAAACGCACCTTCTTCAGAACCTTCTTCAAGCCAGATTTTGTACTGCTCTACTTCATCAACAGTTGTCACGTTTGCAAGGTCGTACACATACTCGCGTGCCTGGCGCTTGGGAACAAACGCAGCCTCTGAGAATGATTCAATCAACGCATCAGGCAGGGTTGAGTGACCCGTTACGCCGTTGGTGGTAGTCATTACCGCTGCGGCTTTAACATTTAGCCTGATTTCCTGGTTGGACGAGCGATCATGGAAAATCTTTTCAGCGTCCTTCAGTTTCGCATCGAGCGCTACTTTGAAAGGATTCTCATCAGATTTACCTTTTACGCCTTCCGCAAGGGCGGTGATGGCCTCTCCTTGTTTTTTCAGGATTGCCGTGATGCCTTTGTCCGGATCAGTGAATTGCTTTAGCTGATCGAGGTCAAGGCCCTCAAAAGCCTTCATCCTTGCGGCAACAGCTTTGTCGAGGTCTTCTTTTGTGAGGAAGCCTTTTTTGCTCAAGCTCTCCTCAAACTGGGTTTTAATCTTACCCAGCAACACTTCTTCTTCGTTCATTTAGAAAATGTTTTTGGTTGTTAAAATTTGATTAAGTTGTTTGAGTGGTAGCTTGACCGGCTCATTATTCTCGGAACTGGCTGTTGCCGGGTTCTTGAGTTCTTTGATTTTAGCAATGATCTCCTCGATCAATTTGCCTTTTTTGTTGCTGACGTCATACTTACGAAGGTACTCCTCCATCTGCGCGATGTCATCGAATCCCTTAATGTCAAGTAATGGAGTTTCAGGATTCATTGCGAGTCCAACGGTTGAATACTCGTACATTTTCAGCTCAAGTATTTCTTCCCCGCGATCTTTTGCTTTTCCTTTAATTGTCTCGTAACCAAAGGAATGCGTCAGAGTCTTACCGTGGGCATTGAAGAACTTGTAATCGGCGAACAGGTCACGGGCAATCTGCTTATCAAGGTTTAGCGCAGACTCGACAACAGCGTGCTGATCAGTTTCGTACATCTTGACCGGTAGCCCAACGTTAAACGCCTGTTTCATCAGGTGATCGATGTAGTGTTTAATCCGGTCACCGCCCTCTTTGAAGGTCTTTACAAATGCGCCCTTTCGTACTATGTCGCCGCCGAGATCCTCGTTATCAAATCGGGAAATAGCGATGGTGACAATGCCCTTTTCGACAACGTCAACAACCTCTGATTTGTAGTCCTTGAATTTCATTTCTTCTTAATTTTGTCGTTCACCTGGTCCTGGTAACTCTTGCTCACCTTCGTTTTGACCTTCTTCGCCGGTTTGGTTTTCTTCCTCTTGTCTTCCATTTGAAACCTCCTTGTATTTGTCGAATTCGGGATCATCAACCGGGGGCCTCCCCAATTCTTCCAGCCATTGATTTTTAGTCATAAGCCCCGCATCATACTCCATCTGGCAGTAATCATTAACCGCCTTTCTGGCTTCCGCTTTGGTTTTCAGGTCTTCCTGCAGTACGGGAACCTCTGAATAATCACACGCTATCTCAATGGTTGATTCATCACCAAAGAGAATCCGTGAAAACTGCTCCATCCGGGAATCAGCCTCCGGAATAATTACGTTCGTGTAAAGGTCTTTACGGGCCTGGAATTTGTTGTCAAATGTAACATCCTTGCCCCTGGCGATCAGCTCTACCGGCCAATAATACGCATCGCAAAGGCGCTCAATGTCGGCTGTTTCTTCCTCGAAAAGCATCAAATCTTTCGTCGGGAATCCCATTTGCTGCCATTTCAGCGTCGCGTCGGTGATAATGATCTGATATGGTTGTCCGAGTAGTCCGTACTTAGCAAAATCGCGCTGCAGATCTTCCTTCTGACCTGGTAGCATGGCAACCGTGCCTGTAGCGTCCTGGCTTTCGTTGGATAGTATACCTATAGCCCCGCGCTTGGTGATCAGTGTATTCCGGCTTTTATAGGTCGCTATCAGGTTTGATATGACGTAGTCCATCCCGACAAGGCGAGAATCCGGAATCGTCAGGTTCGTATCATCCTCTGTACCGATGCCGTCATCCAGGATAAACCGAACGTTATTTAAATTGAGTTTGATGCGATCACCATCCCAATTCATCCAGTATTCCTTGTAAATACCTTCGATTGACGCTTGGAGGAGCCACTTACGGGTATATTCAATATCAAACAGCCACGGCGGAATGTTCCATATGCTGGAGTACGAGCCCGTTCCCTCAAACCCCGATGGCTCGACAAATAGTACCGGGCAATACCCGTAGATGTCAACGTAGTGGTTTTGCTGAGCAAAGAACTGCTTTTCGTTTTGCAGTATGTTGGGCCGGCTGATCAGCTTTTTGATTTCATTATTCCCCCGGACCGGCTGTTTGGATTCAATGTAACGGATAACTCTTTTGCCGGTATTGAAAGTCTTTGCGCGTTTTGAAACGATAGCTTTTAGCGGCGGGCACTGGTTGAACGCATCGCGAAAATCACGCTCACACTTCAATGGCAGGAACCAGTCAGACCCACCAACGGCAGAAATAAACGGTTTCCCGGCTGCCCTGGCGTATTCATCCACAAAGTAGTTTTTACCGGCAATATTTACCCATCCGCCACGGTCGATCATTTCACAGGGGGTTTGTCGTTCATTAAGCGAGTAGAAATATCAACCCATTGACCTTTTGTAAAAGTCACCGTTTCCCCCTCAAGAATGGCAGTATAGGGCGTAATTTGATAGAATTGCAGGACTTCGTAGGTCTCGAGCCAAACGATTTGGCCGTTAATATTGGTAGGCAAAAAAGCAAACACCCGCTTTAGTCGAGTGCTTCCGTGCTGGTAATCTACGTGAGTATACTTGCTGCTCCAGCGCATTACCTCATATCGGGGTTATAGAATTCGTCTATTTTCTGTAAAATAGGACAGTTTGAACCTATTAAGCAAACAAGTTGTAGAAAAATATTTTACCCCTCCGTGCCACCTTTGAGGTTTAAAGCGAAAATGTGAGGAAAATTACGCTCGTAATACACCGCCGCCATTTCGCAAAGATCTGGCGCATCATCATGTTTGTTTGACTTCCCCGGCTCCTGGATTTTCATATACGAAGTCAGGTTCCGCATGAATTTCGCGTATTGAGGGTATTTATCCCAGTCCTTCCGGAATACGAAATTATTGCGAATGAATGATGACCTGTTCAATATCCTGGTGTGCTTCTTTGTCCTGGGGCGTAAGTTCCTGAACTCGTTTTTGAATCCTTTTTCCCATAACGCCGTCCTAACCCGCTTGGCTGTTTCCTCCCATCCAAACACCGCCTCCACCCCTACGGATTTGGCCTTATGTGTCATTACCATGTTTTCCAGCGCAGATTCGTTATGATCGGTCCCCTCGGTGTTGTAGATTACATCTGTAACATAGATTTTGTCTCCTATCAGCTTGAACACACCCGCCGCGAAATCGTCTCCACCTTCACCCGCAGGGTCTGCGCACACGTAGCAAAAGTCAGGGTCAAGTAAGGCATCCTCGTTTTGTTCCGTGTCGTAAAACTGTAGGTCCTGGATAGGGAATAGCAGCCCTGCCTTTGGTTTAGGGTTCTGCATATGTTGACGCTGGAACACAACATCATTATGCTTCTGTAGCGCCAGTAGTTCTTCGATTGTGTGTTTCTGTGGGCAAAGTGCTGTCCCGTCCTCTTTGATCGACGGTAGGGATAACACGTGCCAGATGCCACCATCCTCCACGCGCCCTTGTTTTCTGATCAAGTATCCGCTCAAATCGTCCTCGTGTGTACGCTGCTGGATAATGATGATGGGCGTTTTACGCGAGTTTACCCGGTTGCTGATTGTACTGTCATATCGTTCGTTCACGCGCTGGCGCATCGTTTCGGAATCAGCATCGTCTGGTTTATTCGGGTCATCAATAATGATTGCCCCGCCGAATTCGCCCTTTTTGCCCAGCCAGTGGTTTGGTATTGCGCTATCCAGGGCAACGACCTCGGAGCCCAATTCTTCTTCTTCCGGATCCACAGTCCCGGCACCAAACCCCGTAATTTGGCCGCCAGTAGAAGTAGCATATACTCCTCCCCCGGCGGTAGTGTACCATTTCTTTTTACTATCAGATGTTTTCTTTATTTGGACAGACGGAAATAATTCCTGATATTCTGCAGACTGCACCCAATCCCTGGCCATTTCGGAGTTATCCAGGGCAAGATCATCCGAATAGGACAGATGTATGAACTTTGACGCAGGATTCAGCGCCAGACCGTGGGATATGAAGGACTTTACGGCGATTTCCGTTTTGCCGTATCGTGGAGCGATGTTTATAATAAGCCTGGTGATTTCACCGGACAGAACCTTTTCCAAGTATTGCCCTATGACAAGTAGGTGCTCCCACTGTGCCCACTTTCGCTTGTATTGTGCTTTGAAGAAATACCGAGTATGAAAAATCAGATCAGACTTGCAAAGTACGTGAGCAACCTTGTTTATTTTGACCTGTTCGGCAGTCATTCAGAATAATATTTGG